AACGATAATCAGCAAGCTTAGACTGCATTACTTCATTGTTTTTCTTCAGGCGAGGAGATGTGCCAAATATTTTCTCCACAATGCCCTGCTGACGAGCGACAACAGAAGGAGCGCGGATTGCGCTCAAGGTTGGCAAAATACCTTCTTCAATAGATTCGGATGCTACCTTTAGCTCATCGGGGGTTAAACCTTTACCAGCTCGCATTGAACTGCCAACGCCTCTTGCCGCTAAACCAAACGCACCAAGAGTAGCATCTGTTAAAAAGCCGATAGCAAACTCTTTTCCTAAGTCCTTTGCCACTTCTTTTGCGGTCTGGTCTTGAACGCCATACAAAGCCTCTATAGCCTCTTCAGCGCCCTGCCCAGCCGCTGCGCCAGTACCAGCACCAATCGCGCCACCAACCAATGTGCCAAAACCAGGCGCAACTGCCGTACCAAGAGCCGCGCCCTTTATGGCGCCAGTGATACCACCAACGACTTCTGGCGCAATACCAGCCATGTCAGCAAAGTCGTAGCGGCTAAATCCAGACTCATCAATCAATGTTGGCTTGTCTAACTTAACGCCAATCTTTTCTCCTCCAGATGGTGTCAATGCCAAGCGCCCGCGAGAGTCGCGGGTGTAGTCTGTTTCCGTCATGCCATAGAGAACGCGCAACTGCTTTTCTGCATCGCCGGGGGTTTCGGCAGCAGACAGTTTTGCGCGGAGAGCAGCGTCTTTAATCCCGGAGGTAGTGTCGAACAATTGTTCGTCTTTTGCTTCAGCAGCAGACTTTTCTGAAGTTCTTTGTTCGGAAAGACCGCGTTGCTTCTCGCGGATAATTTGACCTATTTTGAACTGCTCTTCAACAGTGGGCTTATCACCAGCAAACTCAAACTTAACAGTTTCATTAGGCAGCTCTAGTAAAATTTGACCCATGACTCACCCTTTACGAAAGCTTAATTACTGTTATGCCGTCATCGTTTTCCGAAACACTAAGGGCCTCTTTGCCCATTCCGATTCCAGACAAAGCCGCTTGACCTATTTTTTGCTGAACTTTGTCAAATTGATTCGGAGCCAAATACAGGTCTTTATCACCAAACCTTACAAGCTGTCGCTGTAGTGCATCCCTAGAGGCCTCAAACAGCTTTCTTGTTTCTCTTAGTTTTACCAATGCCTCTTGTGGGTTGGTAAAGAAGTCTATATTACCAATGGCTGCTTCAAGATTTTGAATGTCAACATTTGAAATACCGTTGCCAGTTTCTTGAGTAAGAAATCTTTTGTACTGAAATATAAGCCTTCTTCTAATCGCATCTGCTTCTGCCAAAGGACCAAGTTTTTTGCCGTCTACAGTAACGCCGACACCAAGGCCTTCACTAAACCCTAAAGCTTTCATTCTACCGTCAATAAATTCAAATAGCTTTTGACCTGTAACACCAGCCGCCGCTTGCTTCGATGCTTCTTCTATCAAGGAAGAAATGTTATCGACTGAAGATATGCCATCAAGTGTGTCTGCATACCCTTTAGACAATAGCTCAACATCTTGCAACGGCTTTGTTAACACCTCTTGTCCATCAGACTTTCTGATTGCTGTGTTAATTTTTATATTTGGCATTGATGTTAGTGGGGCGTATGTGCCAGTGCCTGTTACTTCGTACTGTTTACCGCCAGCTTCAATTGTTTTTATTTCTTTATCATACCGCTTTTCGATACGCAGCTTATCCATGTCAAGAGCATGTTCTTGCTGCTTCAGAAGCTGCTTGCCAACATAATCTTGAGTTTTTGTCATAAGGTCTTGAACGCGCTTTTTAGCCGCGTCAAGCTGGGCAAGTCTGGAAGCATCTGCTGCTTTAACTTCGCCAAGAGCGTACTTGCCAGCGGCAATACGTTCTGCACGAGCCTGCTCTTTTGCCTTCTCAAAAGCTGGCATCGCTTTTTCACCAGCAGCGCCAACCGCGCTTAACATTTCACCGACATTAAACCCTTTTCCAGCTTTATTCTGCATTAGGGCCAAGCCAAAAGCCATCAAGGCATGAGACTTGTCAGGCTTGCCATCTATCTTAACGCCAGTCGCATCAGCAAATTCTTTCATATAGTCTGCTGAAGTTTTTTTGTTTGGGTCCTCACCGCGTAAAGAGACAACATCTTTCATAGCGCTTTCCAACAAAGCACCGTATGGGTTGTATGCCTCTTTTGATTCACCTTCATCAGCTTCGGGCGCACCGTCAGGCCCCATAGCTCCTAAATCACCACTCTGAGTGGTTGCTTCTGTGGTAGTGGTTGTAGTGGTGGTTGTGCTGTCGCCCGTCCCTTCAGATGCTTCAGTACCCTCATCAATGATACCCGGAGCGCCATCTGGCCCAGAGGCGCCTTGCTCTGTAGAGGCGAGTTGAGCAGCCAAAGATTGCAAGTCACTTTGTATATTTGCGCCCGGTCCACCAAACTCTTCAAGATTTACATCGGGTCCAATTCCGCCAAAAGCAGATACATCACTCCTGTCGGCGGCTCTTTGCGCTTGAACGCGCCTTGTTGTATCAGCTTGACGGCTTTTGATGCCCTGCAACAACGCGCTTAAATCTTCAAGAATTGGGGCGTCTGCTCCCGACATAGAGCGAGCCATTCCAGTAAGATAGTCTGTTGTAGCGTTCCCTATATCGCCTTGCGGCTGCATCCCGCGAGCTTTTCTAACCTCATCAAGAAATCCTGGCGGAAAAGTCCCGGCGGCTTCAAGAGCAGCAACACCAGACTTTACTTCTGGCCCTCCCGCTGACCTACTGATTACGTCAACTAAGGATACTTGTCTATCGCTTCTAGCCACGATTTGCTCCTTATGCAGATGTCATGCCAGCGCCCTGAAGCGCGGTATATGCCCCAACACCCTGTAGGAATGGGTTGGCATTCGGGGTTGTTGCGCTCTTAAATGTGCTAGATAGGCTGCCTGATGGTGTGCCTTTTAACAGAGAGCTTCCAAGCTCCAACCGCGTAAATGGTTCCATGACGCCCTGCATCAAGTTCTGTCTTGTTGCGTCTAGCTGTGCCTGAGACTGAGCCTGACCAACGCGACCAAGCTGAGAAAGCATGCCAATGTCAGCGCGGCCCAGCTCTGATTGCAGGCGACCAACATCAGCGATACCAGACGCTGCTTGACCTAACCCGCCGAACAATTGTGCGGCTTTTTGAGAAGCATCAACGGCCTTGCCAAATCCAGAAGAAAGGAACTCGCCAATCTTTCCCAGCCTGCGGCCTTCTTGTTCCGCGGCTTGAATACCTTGTCTTGCCCCGCCAAAAGCACCAGAAGCTACAGCCTGCCCTGCAAGCTGGTTCTGACCAATGGCTGCCTGACGATTAATTTCATCAATAACGGCGCTCTGATACGGGTCCATGAACTGTTGAATGCTCTGAGACGGGTCTAGCATACCCAAGCCCTGTGCAATGCCAGATGTAGCTAACTGGCCTGCTGTCTGCACATAAGGCTGAAACATCCCAAACTGCTGCTGCGCTTGTTGCGCTGCTTGCTGTTGCAATGGGTCAAGGCCAGCTACCTGATATTGAGGCAGATTAAGAGGGCTATCTAAAAGACCGGGAGTGGTTTGCGTTTCACCATCAAATTTGCCAAACGCGCTTTGCAGTACGCGCTTTTCAAGGCCTTCGAGGTAAGGCGCTAGTCTTTGTACCTGTTCTACGGTTTGGGTAGCCATTATGCCATCCTCTCGAAATTATCCATCATATCATACATCTTACCGATACCTTTACGCAAGTCGCCGCCCCCTGCGCCTTTTACCGCGTCACGGGTCATTACGAACTCACCAGCCATCAGCATAGCAGGCACATCGTCTTTCTTGCCTGAACCCTCTGAAGGGTCAATACCGCCATTGCGGCGAGGGAAGTAGGTGTCTCCACCATCATTCATATATCTAATTCCGCCAATCTGACCACCCGGCCCACCAGCGCCAAATGGACGCAATTCATAAGAACCTGGAGCTGGGCCTTCATCTTCGTCCCCACCAGCCAGCAATTGCGCTAGAATACCAGCCGCAACACCTTCTCCAACCTTTGAATTCATAAACTTGAACAACAAACTGTCTGAGTCCATGCCCATTTTTTGAAGTAAATCAGCAGACATTGTGTCTGTTGATACTGGGGCAGTTTTTGTAGAAATGTTTTTTGCCGCCTGTTCAGCTACTTTATTTGCGGCATCGGCTGGGCTCAAACCAGTTTTTCTTGCCATGTCCATAACAGCAGCCGGACCAGAATCGTATGTGCCTCCGGATAATTGTTCGGGTTTTGCAGCGCCAGCTTGCCCGCCTAGAAAGCCCAATCCCCCGCCAAGCGCGGCAGAAATAAGAGCGTCTTTTGGCTTATTTCCAAGAAGCATACTGCCAACGCCAGAAACCAAAGCTTGTTGGAGTGCGGGATTAGTTATTCCGGGCAGCAAAGTTGCCCCAATACCGGGGGCAAATGCGCTAAGAGCGGCGGGTGCGGCTACCTTAATTAAATCTTTTAAATTCATTACGAAATACTCACTGTAACGCTACCTAATGAGGATGCAGCAGAAAACCCGTCAACCGCCGCCAAATCTATTAGAGAAATCTTAACATTATTCTCGTGTCTATACAATGCTCCAGCCTCCAAACCGCTGTCAGAGGTAGGCAAATCAGTAAAAGTAACCTTAGTGGCTCTTTCTTCCCCAGGATTGCGCTCCTGATTGATAAATACTTCAAGCGCCCTTATAAGACCCGCCAGATAGTCCTGAGAATACTCTTCCGGGGCTTCTGGTAGTCTTGGTGGCGGGTTTTCCACAGAGGCCATTAACGCCTCCCATCAGGCCGTAAATCAACCCTTGGAACGCCAAGCTTCCAAGCTGTACCCGCGCCAGATGATTCAACCTTGAGGGCAAACGAGCGACCACGCAAGCGCAAGTCAACTTCATTTGTCCACTGCTCAACGGGAGTAGTCGCGCTTCTTACTACGCTGCCTGTGCCTGTCTGATTATAGTTAGCGCCGGGATATGTTCGGGTTTCTAGCGTAAAATCAACTGTGGGCGCAGAGTTTGTTGAGCCAAGAAAGTTTAAGTCAGGTATTAGCCTGCGAGTTAACAAGAACTGGTCGCCATCACCAATGTCCATTTGGCTGCTTTCTATATATGCAGTCATGGCGCTGCCATCATCATCATATCCTACCTCGTGATTATAAAGGTAGTTGTCGCCATTAGAGTCCTCGCCTGCCGCGATAGGAAATTGATTTGTGCCTCTGCCAATCCACGCGGTGCGTCCTAAAGCACCGTAGTACCAAGCTTTTTCTAGGTAATTGTAGACAACATATCTGTCATTTTCACCAGTGCCACTGGCAGATGGGTAGAACCACCAAATCTCACCAAACTCGGCATTTACACCAGACGTAATCTTGTCTCTTTGTTCAAAGTTTAAATCTAAGAAAACTTTGTCTTTTACTGTGCAAGGTATTTGCTGTGTTTTACCAGCGTAAATATAGAAGTTATCAAAACCCATCCACGCAACAAAATCCTCTGTTGCTGCTACCGCGCCCCTAGAAATTATTGTAATGTTGGCTGATAACTGCTGCATACCAAAAGTAAATGGCGCACCAATAAACTGCATGGAATGAAGAGAGCGGTCAGTCCAAATCAATATCTCTCTTTTTGTTTCGATTGCCCGAACAAATGTACTGCCTGAACCAATACGCAAATCACCAGCAGTGTTATCTGACCTAGCTTCCCAATCTGTAAAAGACTCTTGGTCGGAAAAGCGAACCAAAAGGTCATCTTGAACATTAGAGCCTTGAGGGTTGCAGCCAAAGGCAAGAACATGTCTGTCTCTGTCAGAAACCAGTATTTGCTTTGCCACTGTGGGTGTGTTGTTAGCACCTGAAATAGTGCTTATTTCAACCGCTCTTGAGCTCAAGCCACCTGATTTGTCCCAATAGTAAATACCGCCGTCACGAATATTTAGAAGCAAATCTTCACCAAAATTGTCGTGAGTCCATATTCTAAGCTCTGATTGTGGAGTGGCAACACTAGCTGCCGATTGCCCCCATCCAGTGAAATCATCATCAGGGTTAGTGTTCCCAACAGCAAGAATCACAGTATCACCGCTAGTATGGGACGCGGCAGTGGTGCCATTTGTACCGCGTGTGCATCCTGTTAAGTCATTTGAAGATACACCAGAATAGGTAATAAGCTCGTTATTTATGAGAATAGTGCCTGATGTCGGAAAACTTGAAGCATCAAGTAATGTAATAGTAGTGTCGCTATTACTTATATTTCCGTTTAGCTGATTCGCTAAAGCGCTGGTTGTTGTACCACCAAAAAGACCCGCACCATAACCAGTGCCCCCAACACCAACATTAAGACCTGTATTTACTTGATATGCGCCTACAGTGCTTGACCCCCCATTTCCAGTATCTGAGGAGTTGGCAACAAACGGAGAAACATCAATAGTATAAGTGTTGGAATCTATTATTGATAAAATTTGAAACTCATCATCAAGCACAGCCCCACCAATATTACCGCCTAATGATGCTGCACCAGAAAAAGTGACCCAATCCCCAAGAACCGCGCCATTTGCATTGTCTGTAACAGTTACGATAGAAGAGCCATCAGTAGCGGAAAAAGTAACATCACCCGCGGATGATGTTCGTCTGACAGGAGTTATATCGTTATAAGCGCCACCTTCTTCAATATAGTATTTAAGGTGTGTGCCAACGCCAAGGTATTGAGAACCGTCTAAGGCGCTCCAGCTATGAAGCGCCCGCGCTGTACCAAGGTAAGTGGATGACGAATACTTTTCCCATCCGCCTATTTTTTCTGGAAAACCTAAGTAGAAACGAACCTTATCGCAATCAAACCAGCCGCCTTCATTAGCATAAGACGTTACTTCTCTGTTTATACCCGGTTTAAACTGAAGTTTTGTAAGCGGCATAACATATCCTCAACCTCTAATATTTAAGAACTTGGATTGTCAGCTTTGATTTGCGCTACATGTGCTTGCCATGCTTCCAGGCCATTTTCTGTGATATATTCTATTTGACTAGCAACAGAGCCGTAAGCCTCAATGCGAGCGTCTAGCCAAGCTGGGTTTGGTTCTGGCTCTTGTTCAATGATTTTTTTAGCAATTCTTGTAACGCCAGCAGATAAGAAAGATGGAGTTCCATTCCCTGCATTCAAATGCGGGGGTATGGAATCGTAAACGAAATCATCAAACTCTTGCTCTGTCATATCAGACCGAAGTTCCAAAAACGTATAGGTTCCGTCACTAAACTCAATCTTTGCAACATTGTTTTGAATATCAACTACAGTATATTCCATTTTACCATTTCCCCATTGGGCATTTAGCCGATTGTATTTTTGCTTTTAAAGGTATTATGCACATACATTTCTTGCATTGCTTAATAGAAGCTCTGAACCATTCGCAAGATTTGCATATACTATACCTATCTTCAGGTGTCATACTATATTGCCTTGAACCGTACCATTGTTAGTAAAAGTGCAATTTGCAGAACCGTTTAGATAATTTCCAGCAGAACCACCAGCGGACCCGCTAGTTTGATTTCCATTCGCACCAGACGAGCCAGCGCTACCGTAGCTTCCGCCAGCCCCTCCAGCACCCGCGTTTGTGCCACCAGAAGAACCGGAAGTTGCAGACTGATTGTAACCCTGACCAATTCCGCCAGCCCCGCCATTGGAATAAGCAGTCTGGTTTCTGGAACACTGAGTACAACGATTGTCGTCTCCAACTTTCTGACAGCTACCAGTGCAATACGCACCGCCGCCATAGTTTTGAACGCATTTGTCATTTACAGCTTGGGTTGAACAGGTCTGCGGAAACTGATTTGAAGCACCCAAGGATTGCGCGTATGTATAAGACCCATTACCACCAGTGCCACCACCGCCGCCGCCAGCACGGACAGTGCCGTTGTTGATGAACGTGCAAGTAACATCAGCCTCAAAGGCGTCTCCGCCAACCGCACCAGCAGCACCTCCGGCTCCAGACAAAGTGCCGTTATTAGTAATCGTAATTGTGCCAGCGCCTCCAGCATCAATTTGCAATGCTTCTTGAGAAACGCTAGTGGCGCCAAGCTCAATACCGCTATCAATCACAATGTTTTTAGGGTAATTAACTGAATAATCAGTCCCAAAAATAGTTGATGCGTCTTGGTCTGTCGCTCCGGCAGAATAAGTTTTTGTAAAGCTTTTTGCACTACCATAAAAATCAGAAAAGTCTATAACACCAGACGTAGGAACAGAAGCAGCGTCATTGACAGCAGTATTATCAGTGGCAAGCTTACGGATGTTAGAACCGCCTCTATACAAGTCGCCAAAAGATATAGACCCGCTCCCTCCCGCAAATTCGGTTCTTAAATCACCAAGAGAAATTGTTCCTGTAGCAGTAATAGTCATAACTCACTCCTTATGGGGTGCCGTATGCTGTAATATTATCCGCAGATACAATCGCGCCGGAAGATGCAACCTTCATAACAGTTGTGCCATTATACTTAAACAACAGGTCATTGTCGCCGCTGTCATACTCAATTGCCCACTTGGATGTATCGCCATTTGCACCAGCAAACAAAATAGCGTTATTATTGGTGTCCAAATTGCCACCTAACTGAGGGGTGGTGTCCCCAACCAAGTCGGCTGGCAACTGGCGAACCTGTGCACCAGCACCCGCGCCATCAGCATAAATCCAAGCAGATGCCCCAGCAGAAATAGAAACATCTCCGCCTGTTCCCTGAGTAAATGTGGCTGTTTGGCTAGTTGTATTGTTTACCAAGTACACTTTTGCTGCATCATTCGGCGCAATTGTGATTGTATTTGTGCCAGAAGGCGTTCCACCCAAAAGAAGAACCTTATACATTCCATCAGACAGGGTTCCGTCTGTTGTGGTCAAGGTATGTGTCGTTCCAGAAAGAGTAATCGCACCAACGCCGTTGATAGCGCGGTCAATAATATCGAAGTTTGTGTTGGTGGTCGCGCCCCAGGTGCCCGACTGTTCACCAGTACCCGGCTTTTCTATGCCAGTATTTGAAGTATAGGTACTTGCCATTATGCAGCTTCCTCAGTCCATGTTGCGTTTTGGGACGGGACAATTCGACCCCATAAAATTACAGTTGATATATTACCTGACGCCGCTACTCCCGTCAATGACAGCAAGGAATCGCCAGTTACTGTCTCTTGTCCAACAGAAGATGTTATGGAGAACCCAGTTGCTCTAAACGTATAGCTAATGAAAGTGGTTTCATCGCCAAGAGAGGCTGTCATTCCGGGAACGCCAGTTACAGGCGCTCCAGTGTCAGTTTCAATGCTCTCATCACCAACAACAGTTGAGCCAGATACACCTGTAAGCGTAAAGTTGCATGTACCTACAACAGATTCATCGCCAAGGCCAATGGCGCCGACCATGCCATCTTCGCCAACAATCGCTCCCGCGCCAACTAGCACGGACTCAAGTAGTGTGTTGGCCTCTGCCCCAGTTGGAGAAACGCCAGCCGAAGCACTTATTGACACACTGCCAACAGCGCCAGATGCAGAGGCTAGAGTTACAGGAAGAAGCTGACCGACATCGGCAAATACACCGCCGCCATAAACAAACTCGCCCCAGCCATTTGAGCCCCAACCAGTAAGGCTTTGGACTTCACCCTCAACGCCAGTAACGTCAACATTAGCTGGTATGCTAATACTGACGCTACCAAGGTGAACTTGATTGTAAAAACTACCCGCTTGCGTGTTCGCGCTTTGAAAGCCCGAAGCTATCCCAAGAGATAAAGTGCCGGAGACACCAGTTAGCGTTAGGTCAAGGTCTTGAAACCCGCCCCAAAAACCAGAACTCCACGCACCATCACTCCAGCCGCTATTAGCCATAACAGCTACCTTTAGGCGATACGAATAATCGCGCTAGATGCGTTTGCAGTAGGGAACTGAATTGTAAACGAACCAGATGTTGATGCTTTATCGCTACCAAAGTCTAAAGCAGCAACCGCAGCATTTGTTGCGCTTGAATTATAAATCAAGGCGCCGCGAGCTGTAATTGTCGCAGTTGTAAAGGTTAAGTCAGCAAAATCTGTGAACGCGGTTGTGCCTGAAGAGGTAGGGGTGACGTTTGTTAATGTACCACCGCCAGTAGCATAAGAACCGCTTGACGCAACTTCACCAGTTGTGGTGAAAGCAGTTGTTGACGCGCCCAATGTGGCTGTAGTGCTAGATTTGCCGCCAGAGCCAACTGCGTATAAGGCAAGCTTAAAGGTGTTGCCAGTTGAGTTTGTGAAATTATGCGTACCTGTCAGAAGCTGAGTCTTAAACGAGGTGCACATTGCCTGAGTAATAGCCATTTATATTCTCCTAACAAGGTCAGCCATTTCATTTTGTCCGGCTTTCGCCATCTTCCTAGCGATTGTAGCACGTTCTTCGCGTCTTGCCAATTCTATGTAATGAAGGACAACACTTCTGATATTTTCTTTAAAAGCATTTGCTTGGTCTTTGATTGCTGGGGGCGCCGAATCTGAAACTCTCAATATTTTATCCATAGCAAGCTCTGCTATTTGCTCATTAGTATGACCGCCATCATCTGATGTCATAACATTAACATTTGTAACTTGTATTCCAGACTCTACACTAACCATTGTTTTTTTCCTTCTTGTATGAAACGCCTTCTATATCATGCCTGCCAATTAAAACAGGTTCTCTTCCATCAAGAGGCTCCGGCGCAGATAACCCATTCTCTTCCTCAACATCAGATATTTTTGACCTTTTAGCTATAATAAGCTGACCGTCAACAACTCTTTGAACAAGTGGGTCATCCAATCGGTGATACCCATATATTTTCTCATCTTCAGGGACATCTGTATCTAAAAGTCCAGACCGCGGAGCGACCTGTATGCCTATGCCCCTAGCTAAAGCCATAGCGCACCAGAATTCTACACAAGAACGTCCAGCTTCTGCAAAATGAAGGTTTTGCTTGTAGCTAAAATCCACGCCATACATGTGTATTTTACCTACTTGATGAGCAACAGCAAATGCTACCGCGTAAGCTACCGTGTTATTAAAGTAGCTAAAACTGGTGGCAGTTATAACTTCCTCGAGGGGATATTCAACAATTTCTGGAACGCGCTCATCCAAAACACAGGAGTATATTGGGCCTTTTTCTTTCGTTTCAAGCAAAAACTCTTTTGCAATTCCTGTTTGAGTGCCTGCCTTCACATCATCGAGAAAACGAGAGGCTGGGTCCATCATAAATGTACGGTCAACATGAAATATGCCGCCAATACAGTTTATACCCCATATCTCATCAAAGTGTTGAGAATTCATCCGCGCAAGAACAAAGTCGGCAAAACTGCCGCCAAGCGCAACTATGGCAATTGTTTTGCCCTTCAAGCCTTCATCTAACATAAACCCTCCTTATGTTTGTTTTATTCTAACAAGCCCCTGTCTGTAAGCATCGTTATTTTCACGCCCTTCACCATAATTCTTCAATCTTGAAATAGACTCAGCAAAACGCGCTTCATACGCCTGCATCATGTCAGCTTCGCCCTTCATAAAGGTATACGCCTCCACCAAACACCCATACAAAAGACAGTCAGGAGCATTTTCACCAAGCCAAGACGTTCCCGCGCTTCCAGTTATAGACGCCGGGCGATAATAATAATGTAACTCAACAGCATAGCTATCATCTGGAGTAGGTGCTATCAAGAAGTTTTCTACATCAAATTGAGCATAATATTTCGGTGAACCAGTTGCGCTGCTATCTGGGGCGTATTCTTGCAAAAAGTTCACATCCTTTTGAAGCAAGAAGTCCTGGTCGCCATTGCTTTTTGTGTATGAGAGCGAAAAAGAAGAAAGAAAGTCAGAAGGACAAGAAAGAAATTTATTGCCAACAGTCATATTCGCGGTGGCATTTTTTCTAAACAAGTCAAGGTCAACAAGCTTGAGAATGCGCTCTTCTGTATTGCGAATGATATTGTCTAAATTATTTACAAAAGTTGTTTCGCTGTTTTCAGTGTAATCCTGAATAGCTTGCTTTAATGTTGTTAATGTATAACTCATACTACCACCGTAACTGTACCAATCGAGCCTGTCAGCTCAAATGTATCAAGCTCCTTACCAATTATGCCATCGCCAACATTTGTATATACGATAAACGCTCTATCATCATTACCATTTGCAGCCGGGTCTGGGCGCGGGTCACGCAAAGCTTCTGCATCAGTTGGATGCCTGTTTGGCTCTAACTGAGGATGCTTTGGCTCCCACTCATCCTTGCCAACAAGAAAGCCCGTCCACTCTTTTCGCATATCCTTTAAACGATAACGAAATCCAGAGCGGTCAGATATTCCATAAGCGTATTTACCAGCCGCGTACTTAGGCATTATGACACCCTATAGTAACTCAAGCTAGGCGCAACATTAAATGAAGCCCTATCCCTATCTTCTGTTAAGGCTCTATCTAGCTCTTCTTCATATACAGCTTTTAGCATTTGAATGCGGTCTGGCGCTCTCTTGATAGAGAGATAATAGGCAAGACCAGCAGCCAAGCATGGATAGAAGCGGAAAGGCACATCAATTGTGTTTGTGAATGTGTCCGCGTCATCAATACGGGTCAAAGCATCATAATAGATAACATCTGTGCTATTGTCTGGTGCAGGCCATATCTTAGCTACAGGGGTTATCTGTCTGTCTATGAAAAACTGAGTAGGACGCGCCTGTGTGTCCTTGTTCGGTATGTTTAAATACTCATCTCGGCTAACTTTGTCCATGCTGATGTCTGTGCCGTCTCTGCGTATAACCGCGGAAAGCACATCAATAACATCGCTGCCAAGCGTATAATTGTTCGTGCCTTGCGTCATAGTTAAGGTGCGCTGCACAATCGTCCATTGGTTCAAGCCTCTGTTCGCCCATTCTGCAAACATGAGGTTCATTGAACGCTTCGCGGTTTTCAAGTCATAACCAGTCTTGACCTCTAAACCGCAGCGCTCAAAAGCTTCTTCAATGTAATCAGATACATCTAATTCAAAAT